GCGCATACCGGGCAGCGTTCGCCGAACTCGGCACCGCGTTCTGCAGCGCGCCGATGTACGCCAGACCACCGACGAATTCCAGCTTGCCGGTGGCCTTCAATGCCTCGCTGACCGTGACGGCGTCGAACGTCTGGCCGGCCACCCAGGCAGCGTGCATGGCCTCGAAAATGTACTGATGCCCGGCGTTGTAGAACTCGTCCGCCCGCAGCTCGCCGAGTTTGTCGAAAACCCGGTTGTCCAGCAGCAGCGCGCCGATGACCGACTGTTCCGCTTCGATCGAGTGCGGCGGTACGCGTAGGGTTTCGGGGCTCATGCTGGCACCGCCTCGGCCTTGTTGACGTACTGGCCTTCGATGATCTTGGTCAGGTTCTTCGGCTTCAGCACCCAGTCAAAGTTGGCGGTCCAATCCTTCGAGCGACCGGCAAGAAAATCGCTGGCTTCGATGAACGCAAACAGCCGTCGCCAATACTCGACGCCCTGCTCCTCTGACTGGTACTTGCCCAGCGCCAGCTTTTCCTGCCACCGCAGGCGGCAAGCGGTTTTTCGGTCGGCGTGCCATTCGGACACCGCTCGCACCGCTGGCAGGGACGTGCATGTGCTGTTCCATGCCTCGCCAAGTTTTGCGTATGGGCAGGCAAGACGATCCGCACTTGATGTCGGCGCGTCCGCGCTGACAAGCACCGTAGGTGCTAATACTTCTTGGCTATTGGCTAGTGGCTTATGGCTAGGGTTTTCTGTGGGTTCGGTTTGGGTTTCAATTTCAAAACCGTTTGGGTTTTTTTCAGAAACCGACTGGGTTTCTTTTTTCGGTCTGCCACCACGCTTACCGTTAACCCGATTGGTTTCCGATTTCTCCTCTTTCAACCCGATTTCGCGCTCGCATCGCTGCTGTGTCCACGCGCCGTCTTCCAATGCGAAGAACTCTCCGAGAACGGCCCGCAATGCCGACAGTTCCTCCTTGCTGCGAGCACCTATCAACCGTGCCGCCTGATCGTCAGGTATTGCAGTCTCGCGGGTGTAGTACACATCCAGCAGCCGCGCATACACACCGTGCTCCAACAGCGACAGGTGCGCCGTGTCTTTCAGGTAGTCGCCGATGTGGCGTTTGTAGTAGTTCATCTCGACTCTTGCATCGACTCGTCTGTAGGGTCGCTGGCATGCGTTGCGGGAGTCGAAACCGCAACGCCCGGTGCCCCGGTGCCAGCGTTTGAAACTTGTTGAGCACGAAGCCGCCGAAACCCCTCGCCGATCAAATCCAGGGCGGTGCGGTCTGCTGCGGTCTGTGGGCGGTCTGGGTCAAATGTGATCTTCATCAAAACTCCTCCAGCGCCCAGCCGCCACCGTCTTTCTTGGCGCGCTTCTTCACGGCGATGAACTGGATCGGGTAGAGCGCGGCCGCGACCTTGACCTTCACTCGCGCATCGTCTTCCCAATGGCCCTTGACTTCGTGCGCCTGGAGTTGGCCGTCTGCCAGCATCACGGCAAAGTCAGGTGTGAAAAACGTGTTGTCGGCAAGCCGGAACTTCATGCCCTCGAACTTGAACCAGACGATTTCTCCAGCCGTTTTCAACGCCTCAAGGTGGGTGTTGTATTCGGCTTCCGTCTTGTTCATCTCGCCGGTTTTCAGGCGCCCGAGCGCGTACTGCGGGCGTTGAGTCGTCAAGGATTCCTTGACCGCTGCCACCGGCACCACGCGACCCGACGCCGATACGCTCGACGCGCCGACGTGCTGGCGGTATTGGGACAGGTTCATGCGCTCGGTCATGCTGCCTCGGCCAACTCCGGCGAATCAAACAAGTCGCCGTTCTGAACATCAAATCGTTGACCTGCTGCTGCGGCCTGTACGTTCTTGACGGCTTGGCGGTAGTAACTCGGTTTCAGCTCGCAGCCGACGCCCTTGCGCCCCAGCAGGACGGGGATATACACCTCAGAGCCGACGCCCATGAAAGGCGTGAACACCACTTCGCCAGGGTTGCTGCGCAACACCACGCAACGTTCAATCACGTCAAGCTGTAGCGGATGAACGTGCTTTTCATCCTCGCTATCGCGTGCCTCGCGGTACGGCAAAACGTGGTTAAAACGGATGTCATCCCACATGCAGTCGGCGTACTGGCGCCAGATCCAATGCGAAAACCGGTTCTCGGTTTGCTTCCCGGTGTAGCCGCGATACGAAAGCACATCGGCGGGAGGGGTCCGCTCGCCCGCATAATCAAGCATGCCTACCGGATGCGTTACCGGAACCGGGTTCTTTCCAACCTTGCGGAACAGCAGCAAGAAGTCGCCAGAGGCAATGCCGCAATCCAATGAGTCCGCAACGAGCGACGCATGCGCCAGGTTCTTCTGCATCGTGCGCAAACGAACTTCAAGCGGCTCCTTCCAGATCATGTGACGCCCGGCGTAGCGGAATCCGTTCGCCTCGTGCAGTTTGATGATGTCGCCGGGGAAGTCGATATAGCTGTCTGTTCCGCTGTTGCTGCGCGGGATGTCCATGCAGTGCACGCATGACATGCGGCCAGGCATCGTGATACGTGCCAGTTCGCGCACGAAAAATGAGTAGTGCTCCATGAAGCGCTCGTAGCTGTCGCAGTTCGACAGGTCGCGATCGCTGCTGCTGTAGACGTACAAACCGCCCGCGCCTGAGCTGGCAAACGGAGGGCTGTAGACAGACAGGTGGATGGACGCGGCAGGCATAGCCTTCATCACCTCCATCGAGTCGCCGTTGTAAATGGCAAATTTGTCGGTAATCAGTTGGTCATTTACAGCCACGATGGAAGCTCCTGTTGTTTGGCAAAGTGCGACGCGCGGTCGATGGAAATTGCATCGTTCATCGCGGCGACAAGGTTGGTGAACATGCGGTCAGCCTGCTCGGCTTTCCGCTTTTGGTTGGCCATTACGGTTTTCTGGCCTTCGGTCGTAATCAAGTCAACGCGTACCGGAGACTGTTGACCAAATCGCCAGAACCGGCGAACCTTTTGGTAGTAGCCCTCGAACGAGTGCGACGGGAAATCCGTCATGTGTGCACAGTGCTGCCAGTTCATGCCCCAGCCTGCAATCTTTTGCTTGGTGACAAGCACGCGAATTTGGCCGTCAGAAAACGCGCCGAGCTTTTCTTCTTTGCTGTCGTCGCTGTCTTTGCCGCTGACCTGCACGGCATCGGGGATCAGCTTTTCCAACAGATCGCCCTCGTCGTTCAGGTCGCACCAGACCACGGCAGGCTTGCCGGTATCTGCCACCAGCGAAGCGGCCATTTCGCAGCGCTCTTGCAGCGTGCGGCGGCGCTCCTCGCGTTGCTCCTGTAGCCCGACAGCGGGCAGTGCAAACAGCATTCCGTCCGCAAGTGTTTTCGCTTCAACCATGTGCTCGACTTCAGTCAGCGGCGGCAGCACAAAACGGGAATCGTCAAAGCCAAGGTCTGATGGTTTGCGCACTGCGCGCGCCCACGAACACACCCACTGCCAAAACGGGCCTTCGGCGTGGCCTTTCAAACGCCACTTGATGACCTCGCCACGCATGCGACCGGATGCGCTGTTGTTCAGATCGTTCTTGAAAAAACGATTCAGCATGTCCATGTAGCCAAGATAGCCAAGCGCTTCGCTGGTCGTGCCGAGTTCGATAAAGTCGTTCGGCGCAGCGGTCGCCGTTGCCAACAGCCGATACTTCATCTTGCGCATGAATTGCGTGATTTCGGCCTTGCGCGCGCCATCGAACGATTTGAGGATGGAAGACTCGTCCCCGATGAAGCCGACAAAATCATTCGCGTCAAACAAGTGCAGCCGCTCGTAATTGGTGACGTGAATACCTGACGGTTTCAGTGAGCCGTCACGCGAGAGGTGCACGTCAATTCCGAACTTCTGCGCTTCGCGAACAATCTGCAAGGCAACCGCCAGCGGCGCCGCCAACAGAACGCGGCTATTCGTCATGCGCACGACGTTCTCGCCCCAGGTCAACTCTTGCACAGTCTTGCCGAGTCCACAATCTTCGAACAGCGCCGCGCGACCTTTGCGACACGCCCATTCGACCATCGCCGATTGAAAGTCAATCAGGAAATCGGGCATCCATAACGGACGAAAACCATAGTCGCCATCAAGCTGACTTTTTGTCAGCAAAAACTGATCGTACGCTCCCATACTCTCCCTTTGAGTAAAGCGGACGGCAAGAAGCCCCACAGCCGCGAAACCGTCCGCTTTTTGAGCAACCCTGCCGGGAGGGAACAAGGCCGCTCAAAAAGCCCCGTCGTTAAACGGGGAAAGTCCGGCAGGCAGGATGAGTCGCCTGCCGGTCGGGGGATCAGTCCATATCGTCGTCAGAAAACCAAGTGGCAACACAGATCAGCACCATTGCGCAGATCACCAGAAGCGCCATAAACAGGCCGAGAGCTTCGCCAGCGTTCATTTTTTTGCCGCCAATCTGTTTTCCAGAAGAATGCGCCATGCGCGCGGCATTTTGCGACCATCAAGGAACCAGTTAGCCACGGCAGACGGCACGGCAAAGCCGCAGAACGCTTGTACTTCGGCAACGCCGCCGTTTGCTTCGACGAGCTGTTTATCAGTG